CTCTTACTGAGACTGGCCACAGACACACGGGCACCAGTGAGAGAAAATGCTTAAATTAAGAGTGATTTGGGCATGATAGGAAACATTGCTGATCACTTTCAAGGAGTTAGCACTAATCAAAGGATGCTCAGCGCCAGCTGTGAGCTATGCGGTGAAGCATGGTCGGATTAGTGATGCTGTCGTCGAGAAGGACGGCCGCCGCTGGCTTGATCGTGATTTGGCTTTAGAGCTATGGGACAAAAACACGCTGAGAAATAACAACGCAAAGATCAGGGAAGGCGACCCGATACCAAAGCCGCCAAAGGATGCGGGCGAGTTGAAAGATGCGATTAACAAGCTTCCAGACGACGCGATCCCTGAGCTGAATGAGAGCAGGGCGCGGCGGGAGCACTATCAGGCGGAGCTGGCGAAGCTGCAGGTAACGCAACAGCGAGGCGAGCTTGTGCCCGTGGATGAGGTGAAAAAAGAGGCGTTCAACATTGGCCGATCAGTGCGCGAAGCATTGGCAAATCTGGCGGATCGATTGAGCCACCAGCTGGCGGGGGAAACTGATCCGGTGATTATCCACAAGCTATTAAGTGATGAGCACCGCTCTGCGCTGGTGGAGCTGTCTGGGGGTGAGGGATGAGCGTTTGGGGTGATGGGTTCCGTGATGGCTTGCGACCTGAGGCAGAGCTAACGGTGAGCGTCTGGGCTGATCAGTTCCGGATGCTGAGCAGCAAGGCAAGCGCGGAACCTGGACCATGGCGGACTAGCCGCACGCCTTACTTGCAAGAACCGATGGATTGCCTGAGCAGCAGCTCAACGGTTCAGCGAGTGGTGATGATGTTTGCGGCGCAGACGGGCAAGACGGAGGCGGGCAGCAACTGGCTGGGCTATGTGATCGACCACGCGCCCGGCCCGATGCTTTGCGTCCAGCCGACGGTGGAGATGGCTAAGCGTTTGTCTAAGCAGCGGCTCGAAAGCATGATTCAAGAGACGCCGTGTCTGACGCAAAAGATTGCCCCGGCCCGAAGTCGGGACAGCGGCAACACGATGTTCAGCAAAGAATTTCCCGGCGGAATGATGCTGTTAACTGGCGCGAATAGCGCAACGGGTCTGCGGTCTGCGCCATGCCGTTACATCTTTGCGGATGAGATCGATGCGTTTCCTGCTGATGTGGACGGTGAAGGCGACCCGGTGAGTTTGGCGGAGAAACGGGCAACGACATTCGCAAGGCGAAAGATTTTGTTGACTAGTACGCCAACGGTGAAGGATCACAGCCGAATAGAGGCGGAGTATTTGCGAAGTGATCAGCGGCGTTACTTCGTGCCATGCCCGAAGTGTGGGGAGATGCAGTGGCTGAAATGGAGCCAAGTGCGGTGGGAAAACAACGATCCGCAGACTGCGAAATATGAATGTGAAAAATGCCACGGCAAGTTTACAGACATGCATAAACCGGCCATGCTCAGGGCGGGCGAGTGGCGTGCCACCGCCCCTGGCGAGAGGAAGACGAGGGGCTACCAGCTCAGTGGGCTTTACAGCCCGTTGGGCTGGTTTTCTTGGGCGGACATGGTGGAGGAATTTTTAAGGGCTAAGAGTGACGCGCCGGCTTTGAAGACTTGGGTGAATACCAGATGCGCAGAAACGTGGGAGGAGGACTATGCGAGCAAGGTGAGCGCGGATGGATTGCGTGAGCGTTGCGAAGACTTCCCGATGGGCGTGATGCCTGAGGGGAGCACCGTGCTGACTTTTGGGATTGACGTGCAGGACAACCGGCTGGCAATTAGCGGCTGGGCTTGGGGCAGGGATGAGGAGGCGTGGCTGATCTACCACCAAGAGATTTTTGGGGATCCAAGCCGTGCGGATTTGTGGAAACAGGTTGATGAAGCGGTGCTTCGGGAATGGGACCACGCGAGCGGGCAAAAGCTGCGGCCTGATGTGGTGGCGATTGACTCCGGCGGCCACTTTACGGCGGAGGTTTACCAGTTTGCGAGGGAGAGGGCCAGACAGGGCGTGATTGCGGTGAAGGGTGCAAGCGCAAGGAACAAGCCGGTGATCGGCAGGGGCAGCAAGGTGGATCTAAACAGCAAGGGCCGAACGCTAAAGCGTGGCGCTGTGGTTCATAGCGTCGGCACGGACACGGCAAAGTCAACGCTATTCGCGCGACTGAAGCACAACGAAGCGGGAGAGGGTTATCTGCACTTCCCGACTGAGACCACGGATGAGTTTTTTAAGCAGTTGACTGCTGAAAAGCAAGTTCTAAAACACAACCGTGGCGGATTCCCGGTCAGAGAGTGGGTCAAGAAACCAAACGCCCGCAATGAAGCCTTGGACACTTTGGTTTATGCGTATGCGGGGCTAAATTATTTGTATCAGCGAAGGGATCGCCGCACTATTTGGGATCAGTACGAAAGACGACTGGAGGAACCGCTAACATTAAAGAAAGCATCTGTGGCTAAGGCCGCGGCGCCGTCATTCGTGAAAAACTGGTGATCAAGCATCCGGCTGAAATCAGGATTGGCGACACGGTGATTTTTGATGTGCCATCGTTTGCCAATAGCGTTGGCGAAACGATCGATAGCGGCACTTATACGCTGACTTGGTACGGGCGGACAAATACAGCAGAGAAAGGCGCATCTGTAACGGCCGCGGCCTACAGCGACGGTTGGCGGGTGACGATCCCATCGACCACGACAGCTGATTGGGTCGCGGGTGATTGGTTTTTCCAGCTGGTGGCCGTTAGCGGCTCGACTGAGTATCTGGCTGGAGAGGGGCAGTTCAAAACGATCGCAAGCCTGGCCTATACGGGCACACCTGGGGCGTTTGATGGCCGCAGCCGGGCACAGGTTGATCTAGATCAGGTGCAGGCTGCAATCCGCACGATTCTCGACGGTGGTGCGGTCAAGAGTTACTCAATCGCTGGGCGCAATCTGCAGAAATATGAGTTGGCAGATTTGCTGGCGCTTGAAACTAAACTGAAGGCTGAGGTTAAGCGCGAGCAGACTGCTGATCTGATCCGCAACGGCCACGGCAACCCTCATAACTTGTTCGTGAGATTCTGATGGGCGTTCGATCTGCATTCCGCGAGCTGTTCCGCAGAGAGGAGCCCCGCCGTCGTCGCCGTGCTTATGGCGGCGCAAGATTAAGCCGGCTGACGAGGGATTGGGTCACTAGCAGCACCAGCGCAGATTCGGAGATTAAAAGCAGCTTCAAGATGCTGCGGAATCGTGCGCGGCAGCTGTGCCGGGATAACGACTATGCAAAGCAGGCGCTGCGGAGCATCACAAACAACGTGATTGGCCATGGCATTAAGCACCAGTCACAGGTGCGGATGCAGCGCGGCGGGAAGTTGGATGAGGCGGTAAATGCCCGGATCCATGAAGCATGGATGCACTGGAGCCATAAGAGCCGCTGCGATGTGAGCGGGACTTTGGGGTTCCATGACATCGAACGGATGGCGTGCCGGAGCCTGGCGGAGTCAGGTGAGGTGTTTATCCGTCTGATTCGCCGCCCGTTTGGTGACAGCCGGGTGCCATTAGCGCTGCAGGTATTGGAGTCGGATTATCTGATCGACGATGACGTGCCATCGGCCAAGGATGGCAACACGGTCCGGATGGGCATTGAGGTGGATGCTTATCTGCGGCCGCAGGCTTATCACTTCTACGCCAGCCATCCGGGTGATGTGTACGCGGGCAACACCCGCACCGCTCGACGTATCCGGGTGCCGGCTGAGGATGTGATCCATCTGTTCATGCCTGAGCGTCCGGGTCAGACCCGTGGCGTGACGTGGTTTGCATCTGCGCTGATGCGGTTGCACATGTTGCAGGGCTATGAGGAGGCCGAGGTTGTTCGCGCTCGGGCTAGCAGCGCGCTGATGGGATTCATTACCAGCCCCGAAGGTGAGCTGATTGGTGATGACGTGGTGGACGGCGAGCGGGTCTCGCAGTTCGAGCCTGGAGTGTTCAAGTATCTGGACCCAGGCCAAAGCATCACCGTCCCGGACATGAACGCGCCCGATGGGCAGCTGGAGCCGTTCACGCGATCAATGCTTAAAGCTGTGGCCGCTGGCCTGGGAACTTCGTTCGAGTCGGTCAGCAAGGACTTCTCGCAGACCAACTACTCATCCAGCCGGTTGAGCTTGCTTGAGGAGCGCGACACCTACCGGGTGCTCCAGCGGTTTTTTGTCGAGAACTTCCATCAGATCGTTTTTGACAA